CGGGTGGCGTGTCCCTGTGGAGTTGTTAGTAGTATGAAATACGAATACGAATGTCCTGCCTGTGGCAACGTCCTCCTCATTATCAGATCTATCCACGATATTGAGGTGGATTATGACTGTCCTCAATGCGGTTCGACTGTCAATAGAAAGTATGAAGCCCCCGCCATATCTTTCAAAGGCGGAGGCTTCTATACTACTGACTCGAAAGGATAAGGAACGGGTCAGTAGTTCTCTATCTTAGTAGTGTCCTTTTCTAAGAGCAAACCTGTAAGCCTTGCAAGGTGATCCATAACGCTCGTCAATGTAACGTAAGCCTCGCAGTATTTGGAGTGAAGGCTTTCTACTTCTCTCTCCAAGGAGTTGAGCAATTCCGAAAGCGCTTGACTTTGGGTTTTGTGCGTACTGGTCAAACCTGCTTTCACGGGTCCAAAGATCGTGGAGGCAGAGCCACTCTCTCCCTCTCCAACCAAACGCAGCCCACGCGTATTGCTTTGCCAATTTTCTGTTCTCATTTTTCTGCTCCCACGTTGCTTTGGTTCTGCTCATCTGCGTTGGTTTGCCCAGATCTATATGAACTGTCTTGTCTATGTGGAGGTAGGTAAATACCAGCGTCATCACGGGTAGTACCACTAATATCCAACCACGCCTTTCCTTGAGCCTCATCAGATAGCCTTTCTTCTTCCAAGATTTCCTTGAATTGGTCGGGGTATTGCTGAGCAAGGCGTGTGAGCGCTCGCCCTCTTGCTCGCTGATAGTTGCGTAGCCACACGGCTCGCTTCTCAGCGCCAGCCTTTCGTTTATCTAGGTTCATTGAGTTTATCCTCCCACACTATAAGCAGGTAGGCAATTATGGTCGCCACTATTACGCCTAAGAATATCATCGTCCTCTCTCCCTCTCGCTTGTAATCGTAGCCAGCACCAGCGCGGTGACTTCTATCTTGTCGGTGACGAGGACGGGTTCTTCGATATCTTCCTCATTCCAGACCGATACAAAGATAGAGTTATCTAAGCCTCGTCTAAACCACTCCACCGCATCGGTTACGCTCGCCCCTCCCCACGCAATATCTCCCTTGCGGTCCATTACCTCGTAAAAGTTGATGAGTTTCATACGCTTGCCTCCTCTAACTCTTCGATCTGAACTGAGTCTTGTAGTTCTCCACCCACAAGGTAGGGTTCACCCTGAAAGTCTGCTGAGTGGAAGATGTCAAGCGCCTGTTCCTCGCTCTCTGCCTCTATGTCTACGTCATACCATTGTTCATACACATACTTCACACGATACTTAGCCATTGTTCTTCTCCTCCTGATAGTTGATTAGGTTGATTTCGTTCAGGGCATTGACCATACGGATTAGGTTAGCCCCTGCCTCCTTCGCTTCCCCATTGACCATTTGCTTGATAGCAAGGTCACGGCATAGGTCTGCCTTTGCTTGATAGTATTCTTTATTCACTGAAAAACTCCTCCTCTTGTCGTTGTAAATCATCTATTTCAGGCAGGTATTTACCTGCCTTCTCGCTCTCCTCCCCACAGGGGGTTTCAGCGTGCTTCATCAGCGTTCTATCTGAGAAAGACCAGCCACAGACTCCACACTTAGGCATTGTTGCCCTCCTTGTCTTTATGTAGTGAACAGTAAAGTTCTCCATCTACTATGTAAAGGAAAGTTTCATCGGGGTCAGTAAATCCACACTCCACGCACTCAAGCATTGAGCGCCACCTTTCCGCACTCCTCTGAGCAATAGCGAGACCCTGTTGAGTCTTGAGTATTTCTATCGAAGATTACCCAGCCCCAGCCGATAAACTTGCTTCCACATTTGGCGCACTTACTCATACCCTCTCCTCCATTAGTAACCCTTGAATAAAGTCCTCTAGTTTTCTAAGCGTTGCCCTATCTTCCTCCGCAAACTTTCCGTGTAGGTGGTGGTGGATAGAGTAGTTGAGAGTCGTTAGCATTTCCTCTACTTGTTCTCTTGTATAACCTAACATTACTCGCCCACCTTCCATTTACTCAACAGCCACAACACCGCGCCGATTATCACGGCGTAGGTGATGACCTGCCCTAGTCCGTTGATCCAATTCGTAGATACCTCAAACATTACGCGCCCACTCTCTCGCGTGATACGAGCAGAGCGCGAGCCTTGCCCGCTTGCTCACTCCATAGGTCTATTAGACCCGCGTGGCGTGTGATGTAATCCCACGCTAACCCGCGCACCATAGCCCCGCGAACCTCGCGAGCGGTTTTCTCATCACATTGAAGATGAGAGGCGAGAGTTTTAGGAGACCACTCCACGCCGTTCTCGTCTGTCTCTATCTCAATTCTGCCGTAATTGTCGCGGGGAGACATAGCCCGCCCGTCGTTCCACTTACTAAGCCCCGCCCAATAGCGGGCGTTTGCTTCCGCGTGCGTGGGTTGCCCGTCGGGTGCGGATAAATGAACCTCAACAAGAGGCGCAAGGTGCGGAAAGTGGCGCAGAATCTCATCGTGTATCGCTCCGCACATAATTACAGGGTCGCGATAGCGTTTATCTGTTTTCCTGATTTCGCCCGTAATTGAAAAATACGGGTAAGAGTTGCCCTCTCTCTTGACTAGTTGCGCTTCAACCTCTAGCAAAAGAGGCTTCGTCTCGCCGTACTCTGCCCCACTTACTTTCTTGCTCCACTTATTTGAGGCGATTACTGTTTCCATTTTCTTATCCTTTCGTTGTAGGTATGGAAGTCTAAGACCTCCCCTCCCTGCTAGGTTACGCTAACCTAACAGGAAAGGCAAGCATTAGGCGCGTTCGATTATGTCGCGGTTTAGCCCTGTGAACGAAACACTATCTACAATTTCCCCCTCCTTATCTACCCACACTTGAACGAAGAACGGCTCGCTATACCACCCGTTTTCCTTCGCTATCCCTGCCCATAGTTCGCGCTTCAACTCGATCTGAGTCACTACTTTCCCTCCTTGCATAGGGCGATGAAATGACGCTTCGCGCTCTTGATGTTCTCGCCAATGTAGCGATGTTGGACAAGGTAGCCATTGACAATTGCCGAAAGTGTGAAGCCGTCTGTCTCGTGTAAATCTACCGCGATGTCTTTGGTGTTCATTATGCGTTCTCCTTGTTCTTGTAGATTTCATAAGACTTGTTGAGAGAGTTTATTATTGTTTTGTAGCCCATACCTTTGAGCAATTCCTGAATTGTTGCTAGGTCGTTGTAATTGGCAGGGTCTAGGCTAATAAGTCCATTTGACCTACCCTTGACGATTATTTCTAGGTTATTGTCCTTGACTATTTTCCGAACATAAGCGGTGTTGAACTTTGTCATTGTTACCTTTCTGAGCGTAAGCCTTACGCTACAAGAGAATGATAGGTGAGGTTAGTCTAACAAGTCAAGTCATAAACACACGGCGTGTCGGTCATAATCGGTCAAACCTTTAGAAGATTATCTATCGAACAACTGTACGAAAAAAGATCCTCGACCTTTAGTTGAGGTTGAGACTTAGTTGAACTTTCAACTATTGGCAGGGGCGAGGGATAGGCGAGGGGCTTAGACTTGTTCGGGTTTATTATGAAAAGGGATATTAGAAAAAGGCAGGGGGCAGGGGGCGCAGGGGTGCCGATGGGAGAGCACGCCCTCATAGAGTTAGCATAACAAGCAAACACAGCCCGCTCTCAGGAAGTTCTCAGGATACAGAAAACAAGACCCCCGTATGCTAAAAAAACAGCGGGCGTGTACTGTACTCCCCAAATAAATATCTCTCCTAAATCGGGGGGATCTGTCCGTATTGTGTATAAAGAAGCCGTGAATAAGGTGACTTTAGTCACATAATAGAGAAATGCGCTATTTTTCCTGCCTTATATATAGTAGGGAGCGAATGCGGGACAGCGCTAGCATTCGCGACCGTAGAGGGCGCTGCGCTCACGCTACGCGCCCGATAACGGTTACCAACTTACCCCCTTGCTCCTAAGGTCGCTTCGGGGCGCTAAGCCCCGCTGTGTGGTGCGTGGCACCACTTTTAGTAGGGTGTAATGTATCTACGCCCATCAGACTAGGATCTAATGACAGTCACACCTAATAAGACCAAAGAGGCAGACAAGGCTAAGAAGGTCATCCTCCAGTGTATGGCAGAGGGTATGACAGTAGAACAAGCCTGTCAGGTGGCTGGCAAATCCATCAAGTCCTACGAGTACTATCGTAAGTCTGATGAAGTATTTCGTAGCCTAGCCGATAGAACCAGACTTGGGGCAGTAGAAAAGAACTTTGCTGACCAAGCAGCCCTTGGCCTAGATTTCGTTACCTGGCGCAAGAAGTATCTCAAGCAAGAGACATTTGCCCACCAGAAGAATTTGATAGATGTCATAGAAGGTAGAGAACCTTCCTGGTTCCACCCCGCTATGAAGTACGAAAAGGGTATCGGAGATAACCGCATCCTTTTGAACATTCCACCGAATCACGCAAAGTCAATTACCGTGACGGTGGATTATGTCACCTACAAGATTGTCAATAACCCGAACTTTAGAGTTCTCATAGTTTCCCAAACCCAGCGTCTAGCCGCAGACTTCCTTTATGCTATCAAGCAGCGACTGACGCATCCAATGTACGAAGAACTACAGCAGGCATACGCCGCTGGGGTTGGGTTCAATACTAAAACCGCTTCTTGGCAGGCTACCCGTGTCACCTTCGGTGATGAACTCAGGGAATCTAGCGAAAAGGATCCGAACCTAGAAGCCGTAGGTATCGGCGGTCAGATCTACGGTAAGCGTGCCGATATGATTATCATTGACGATGCAGTAACGCTATCCAATGCTAATGACTTTGAACGGCAAATCAAGTGGCTTACCCAAGACGTAAGATCACGTCTCAACCCTACAGGTAAGTTGATTGTGGTAGGTACCCGTGTATCTGCCGTAGACCTCTATAAAGAATTACGTAGTCCAGACCGCTATCCAGGTGGCTTGGTCCCTTGGACCTATCTGGCTATGCCAGCACTACTTGAAACCCACGAAGATCATAACAAGTGGGTTACCCTCTGGCCTTACTCTGATATGGCCTTTGATGGACAAGACGAATCTGAGAAAACAGAAGACGGTCTTTATCCACGATGGAACGGTAAGCATCTCTACGCAGAACGTCAAGCGATGGATGCCTCTACGTGGGCTTTGATTTATCAACAGCAAGATATATCTGATGATGCAATCTTTGACCCTGTATGTGTGAAAGGCTCTATCGATGGAATGCGAAAAGCAGGTCGATTGGTGCCTGGCAATCCAGGTCATCCCAAAGACCTCAACGGTTTCAGTTTTATTTGTGGACTGGACCCAGCAATGGTCGGAGACACAGCGGCAGTCTGTTATGCGGTTGATCGGATATCTCATAAGCGCTACATTGTTGACGCTATCAAGATTACACGTCCTACGCCTGCACAAATCAGACAACTCATTACCGATTGGACTAACGTATATGCGCCTTCGGAATGGATCGTCGAGCGCAATGCCTTTCAATCTTTTCTCACGCAAGATGAGGGAATTAGACAATTCCTTGCATCCAAAGGAACTGTACTAAGAGAGCACCACACTGGTAATAACAAGTGGGATGCAGGCTTTGGTGTGGCATCTATGTCTACCCTCTTTGGTACCAAGCAGCAAGATGGAAAGCATCATAGAGATAATCTGATTCATCTTCCATCAGACCAAACAGAAAATATCAAGTCTTTGATAGAACAACTTATTACCTGGTCGCCTACGACCAAGGGTAAGACCGATATGGTGATGGCTCTCTGGTTCTGCGAAATCAAAGCGCGTGAATGGCTATCTCAAGGTATCCATACCACCCATCATATGAAGAATCCATTTTTGTCCCGCTATGAGCGTGGCAAGCGCAAGGTCATCAACATAGATGAACTCCTTGCAGAAAAAGACAGACAGTTCATCTAGGAGACATTATGCCAAAAGTAAAACGTCAAAGAGTTAGTGAAGTACAAGAAAAGGCTCGTACAGCCAGAGCATATGCTAATGACAAATTCTTTTCAGAGTATGCAGTAGAAGAAGCAGCAATGAATCTTTCTCGTGGTAAAGCCAAGGGTATTGATAGAGTTATTGGAAGAAGCGCGACAGGGGCAGAGCAAAAAGCCGCTAGGTTGATGCAGAAGCAACGTGCTGCAGAACTAGAGCGCAGCGCTGCTCGTGCAGCATCAGTAACAAAGCGTGCAAAGGCAAAGGCTGAAAAGGCCAAGACAACCAGAGCGCTTACTGGTCAGGCAAGTAAGCCATCACGTAAAGTTACAAAGCGTTCAACTGATTTAGCCAAGAAGTCTAATAAGAAGAAGTAGGGATACTATGGCAGCCAAGAAAGCAAAATCAACAGGTGCTCCAGTAGCAAAGACAAGCAGTCCATTACCTTCTTACATAAAAGTACAAGGCGTAAAGTACGATGTAAAAAAAACTGCCACTGGAAAAATCAAAGTAACAACTCCAACTGGTAATGTTGTTACATTTCCAAAGGGAACAAACGTAGGTGCTATTGGTTCCAGACTTCAATCTGGCGAAACTATGTTTGGAGACAAATCCATTAGTAAAAAAATGGGTGCAAAAGTTACTAAACCAAAATCTTCTACCGTAAAAAGTGGTATGCGTGGTGGTGGCGGTGGCCTAGGTGGAATACTCGGTAAGAACCTAAGATAAGGAAATTTAGATGTTATCAGTCAAAGAGGTAATCGCTAAGGTTGCGCGACTTCAAACGAAGTACGCACCACGCGATCAGCGTATGCGCGACGTACTATCGGTACGTCAAGGAGACATTAGCAAGGTCTATCCTGCTATGTTCTCAGAAGAATACCCCAAGCCTCTTGTTGCTAACTTTGTCGATGTAGCCGCACGTGACCTAGCAGAAGTGATGGCACCTCTTCCATCCTTCAACTGCGCTGCTACCAATATGGTTTCAGACAACGCACGCAAGGCTGCAGATACCAGAACCCGTATCGCTAACTATTACGTCTCAGGTTCTGAATTACAGATTCAAATGTACAACGGCGCTGACTGGTTCAACACCTACGGAATGCTTCCAGCAATGGTAGAGATGGATTACGAGAATAACAATCCACGTATTCGCCTACTCAACCCATTTGGTGTATATCCAGAGATTGACAGATTTGGTCGTTGTATCTCACTTACACAGATTACAATTAGCGATGCTGAATCTCTAGCAGCGCAATATCCAGAGTTTGCTACACAGATTATGCCACGTATGCCATTGGCATCTGGCGCACAAGCAGTCACCTTGGTTCGTTACCACGACAAAGACCAAGATCTAATCTTTATTCCAGAACGCAATAACCTCGTTCTATCCAACATCCCTAATCCTGTTGGAAAGTGTATGGCTCGCGTTGCAGTTCGTTCATCTCTTGATGGCGAAGCACGTGGTCAGTTCGATGATATTCTAGCGGTGCAACTTGCTCGTGCTCGCTTTGCTGTATTGCAGATTCAAGCAGCAGAGAAATCTATTCAAGCACCGATTGCTATTCCGCAGGATGTCCAAGAACTCGCTCTTGGCCCTGATTCCATTATGCGCTCTGCTAATCCACAGGCAATCCGTCGTGTACCGCTAGAACTACCTCCTGGAGTATTTACAGAATCCAGCGTTCTAGAACGTGAACTTC